TTTCGGGTCTGCGCGAGCTCTTTACATTTGTAAAGTGGAAGTTTACCCCCTCCGTAATATGATAATATTAGCCCTTCATCAAGGTTGATATACTCTTATGTAGTGTACTAGTCTTTAAAGTGTTTCGCAGTTGGTTTAAATCCTTCGTAAAGAAGGTATCTAACTTAAAGGACGGTATATATTCTTCTTGAGCATACGAAGTAAAACTTAGTATTGACTCTTGATCGAATATTCCTCCTCGAAGCACCTCGTTGTAAGTTATAATTTTATCATAGATAAGATTATTTCTTTCAACAAGATAACGCACTAACGGATGGCCTACTAATTCGTTATTAACGAAGCTCACGTCCAAGAAGTTTTCTTTCACTTCTACACCTCAACACTTAGAGATTTCTTGTATCTTTGAGGTAACTCTTAGATACTGTTTTCTACTAAGCGAAGAATTGGTTTGATTACACAACAAGAAGATTCTCTGTAACACATAGTGTTCCATTAAATCCTTGTAGGAAAAGACTCTGTTACCATCAGTTAAAATTAACTTTTGGGCAAAGGCTTGCCTTATTGTCCATGCTCAAATCAATTGTCGTCTGTATGATCAGGATAGTTCCTTTTCATCGATGACCGGGAAAAGTAAAGGTGAATCGTCACTATAAAATTGTTCAGATATGAGTATTTCCAGGAATCTAACTCAGTTAGCTGGAGTTGCACTAGCATCTCTAATTAATTTGAAACCGAAACCTGAAATATTAATACCATTTAGGAAATTACGCTTTGCGAATTCTCCAGAATGGACTCCTATTACAGATTTGGTATGATTAATTTCAACACCAATGTCTGTCATAAATGACATATACCTTATAGCGACCTTCTTGTCTCATATCGCAATATCATCTCCTAATAACGAGTATTTGCTGAATCAGAATACAAATTTGTATTCTAAGAAAGCACAATACTGTATTACTAAGTGATGAGTCAGAGCAAAGGTTGCTCAAGATGATAAAGCTCCCAATGGTTGACCTACCATTCAAGTATAAGTCTTTGACTTATAACTAAATGGAAAGCCTCCTATGAGATGACTTCACAAATTGGCAATCTCTGAATTTCTGAAGAATACAGATAGCATAGCTATTTGTAATTTAACAGGAAATCTGTCTGTAGCTTTTGAAAGGTCAAAACAATAAACCATCTGTCCTTTACAGGATTCGATTAGTCTATTGTATTGTCCAACTTGATTATAAGTACCGTCAGCTGGAAACAGCTTAAGTGCTTTCATCAAGGTATCATGCAAAGGCTTAAAAGCACTTTGCACTCAAAAATTACATATTGCGAATAGTCTAGTTTTGCCTCCACCTTCTGGTGTAAGTGCTATTCTTCCAGTGATGAGTTTATTCTCATCGGCTTGGGATAAATGACAATTGTCATTTAACTCATAAAGAGTATTTAAAAGACTCAGGTTTCCTGTAGAGATACAGTACGCCATGTATATCTTTAAATAGACTTTATTTGTTAATATCGCAAGTCCACATAAGTGGGCTGAAAGGATACACGAACCCATAGGTCCGGATTTAAAACTAAACCTTAAAGTGTGAGCAACAAGGTTCTTGACGTCTCTTAAGTCACTGAACTTAGAGCCAAACTTCTTAAACCAAATTTCCAAGAATTCTTGGAAATTATCGGATATATCTTGTAAAGGTTTTCCTTTATAAGGTTCTTCGATTGGTTTGGAATCAAATTCCACAGGAAGTTCTATACTTTCGTATAGTCTAAGAACAGTCATTACTACTCTTAATCATATTGGATTAACTTGTAAGATAAAAGTACATAGTACTGATATTTCACGAGGTCATCCCATGTGATTTGTAGCAATGAAAGGGTCAAGAAGTGTCTGGTAGTTTTCTGTTTTATAGAGAAAACCTTTGAATCAGTTATAGATTGATTTGTACCTATTTAAGGTCCATTTCTTTCCATTCTTATTCAAACGTTT